TCCTCCAGTAATCCAAACGCCACCCCCAGCGCAATCATTGAACGGCGATCGCCCATCCGCTGGGTGCGCAGCTTCAGCGCCTCAATACTGCGCCGCGCCTCTATCACCAGTCCCACCGCCTGCTGCACCTCACGGGCCATTGGGCTGTACTGCTCAACAACGGTAGGCGCCACCTGGGTTACGGGTCGCACCGATGCCACGCGAGGCTCCTGCGGAGCGCTGGGAACCACCCGCACCACCTTGATCAGCTTGCTTGCCTGGTGCTCGCGCCATTGCTCAGCAGCCACCGGATCGCGCCATTCAAACGCCGGGTGCAAAGGCGCCTCTTCTGGCCGCGCCTCGGCAACCACTGCCGCAGGCTTGATCGTGCCATCACGGCGGCGGATGCGGTCTAGCTCGCTGCCAGCCGTCTGGGCATCAATGCCTAGCACTTCATCGCCATCTTCGATCCTGAAAGTGAATTGGGGTTCAGTTTTGGTGAAATTCATTTGATCGGGGGATAAAGGGAATGAGGGGGCCCATTCAAGCCCCCATTCTGATACACGTCGGTAACGGCAGCCATGCCAGCCATGACTGACCGCGCCAGACCACATCGTTCCTTGACTCGCCTGCCTCACGCTGCGAAGCGTTGCCTTACTGGCCATGCCTGCAACGCCATGCCGTGCCTCGATCGCGCCTGAACTCGCCACACCGTGCCTGCAATGCCGTGCCTGAGCTGACAACGCCATGGCTCACCATGCCTGCCGCATCTAGCCGTGCCTCTCCGGTCCTTGCCATGCCTGCATTGCCATGTCATGCACGAGCCCGACCACGCCTAACCAGCCAGGCCAGGTCAGGCCGTGACTTGCGAATCCATGCCTGCCAGACCTTGCCGCAGCGTGCCGACCTTGCAAATCCATGCCTGCCATCCTTGTAAAACCTTGCGACGTGGCGCCTTACCTAACCTGCCGTGCCAGTTCAGTGGCGGCGGCAAAGCCACCGCCAAGGGGGTTTCCGCGTCACACTATCTCGAACAGGCCATAGCCCAGCCCGGCGCTGTTTTTGCTATCGGGTCGGCCTTCGCCGATGCCGACCTGTAATCCAACCCGCGAGATCAGGTTTACCACGTCCGAGCTGGTCAGCATCCCGGCGTCATACCTGATGTTGAGTACGGCGGCCCAGTTTCGATACATGGGTCGGCAGCGCAGGTCAATCACGCCGGTAGCATTCCTGGTGTGGGCCACCCATTGCTCAGCTTCCCCTTCAGTTAGCCGCACCAGCGGGGCACCATCGACCCGATCGAAACCATCTTCTTTTACGTTGAAAGCCAGCTTTGCATGGGTCATTTTATACCCTACGGCTCGACAAGCGGAGATAGCGCCAGAGCGAAACGCAGCGGCGTTAATGCCCTCCCAGCCCTCATGTGATACATGCTTTGCATCCTCAAAAAGGGCGTCAAAGTTTTTTGGCTCGCGTACTTTCTTGGCCTTTGCGGTGCTGCCGGCCTCCTGCGTAGCTCTCATCATCTCCATGGCCTTGGCGGAGAATCTGTTGATTACCAGCGGAGCGGTGCCCCGGATGTTGATCGCCAGGTACCTGAAGTTCGGCGGTTTGATGCTGATCGCCTCTTCGGTTGCGCCGCTTGCGGGTTTGGCCTTGGCCTTGGTCGTCGCCATGTTGATGTTTTCGGAGGGGGCGTGCCGCCGGCTGTAAGCCGTTGCGGCTTTCAAATGGTATCGTACGTAGGGCAATACGAAACCACCACCGATGACCACCACCAAGGCCAGCGCCAAGCCTGCTGCCGCCAAGCCCGCGACCACAGACGAGAAGCCCAGCAACCTGTACGCCTTGACCTGCGACGCCTACCACCTGGAGGTCGCCATCACCGAGGCCGCCGAAGGACTGGTCAGTGATGACCCTGATGTGGTTGCTGCCGCCACAGCCGAGCTGGAAGCGCTGATTGTCGCCGGCGAAGGTGCCAAGGATGCCCTGATGGCCAAGGCTGACGCTTGGTGCTGGGTGATCGATCGCCTGCGGGATCAGGCAGCTCTCCGCCGGGCACACGCCACGCGCTTGACCTGCCTGGCTCAGGGTGATGAGCGAAAGGCTGACACGATGCTGAGCAAGCTGGTCGCTCAACTTCTGTTCTTGGATCCCGCTGCTACGAAATTCAACTTGCCCAGCCATCGGATCAAGAGCACGCCGGTCACCACGGTTGAGATTGATGATGACGTGCTTCCTGAGAGCCTGCCCAAGCAGTATCAACGAAACGTGACTACCACGTCGGTTGATTGCATGGCACTGAAGGCTGCCCTCAAAGCCGGGACCGTCGTCAAGGGCGCAAGCCTGTTGCAGTATCGCTCCTGGCGCCTGGGCTGACCCTGCTCCTTGTGCTACCACCACCACCAACCACCATGTTTCCTTGTCCCCATTGCAACGCTCACACCCCTCAGGTACTGGAGAGTCGTTTCCCGAGCAAAAAGGTGCTCAAGCGTCGCCGCTATGAATGCCAAACCTGCAAGGGCAGGTTTACCACCTATGAACGCCTTTCGGTTGATCAAGCTATGGCTGCCGAATCAATGCCAATCCAGGCGTTGGAGCTTGGGATGCGGGCTTACAACTCGTTGCGGCGGCGAGGTATTGACACGGTTGATGTTCTGCAAAAGTTTTCTGCTGATGAGCTGCTGAGCTTCCGCAACTTTGGCCCTGAATCGTTGCTCGACGTTCAGGTGTCTATGGCCCTTCATGGGCTGGCCTTGCGTAAGTATCGGCCTGCCAGTAGGCGGCGGCCTGGTTCCGCTTGATCCATGGCCCTGGCACCCGCCGGGGCTTTTGCTTGGCCCGTGCTGCGACAGTTTGTAAAGCACGATGGCGGCAGAGCTTTCCGAAAGCCGGTTTTATGGCTTATGATTTGTGGACCGGGGACGACCCGGTTACCACCGCCGATCAACCCATGGCCCAAGCACTGGCTGACGCACTCGACATCATCGCGGCCCACCCGCTTTGCACCGACACCAAGGTGGAGCAGGGTGACCGCTCTTACCTGCACTTCTTCATCGAGAACGAAAACACAGGCGACCCCAGCTGGGTTGAAGACCTGCACAAGGATCTCACCAGCTACGACCAAGACGGCCCCTACCGCATCACCGTCTACCTGCCGCAACAGGAAGACGACAGCGAACCCGATGACTGGGGCCCCTCGGCTGCCGAGCGCAACCTCAGCATGTTGCGCCGGTGATTTTGCCCATGGGCCCCAAGTGGGCCCTAATTATTTCACCCACCACCCCACGCCCCAATGCCAACCCACACCCCCCGCCAGCAGCCGGTAGCTGCAGCCCTTGATCAACTGCTGGCTGATGCCGAGGCCAGGGCTGCAGCTATCGAAGACAACGCCCGCGACGACGGCGTACCAGTTGACGCCATAGCCGTTCACGGTTGGTGTCTAAGGCTAAATCGCATAGCAGCCGCACTTCATACGGCTTCCGATAAACGGGCAATTACTGCCCCTTTTGCAAGCATTCAGGCAAAGACGCCTTTTACGTTTCCCGGCGAGGAGCCGGCGTAATCCATGGTCTACACAATCACCTACTACCTCGCCCCACGCAATGACACCCATGACCAGCCCAGCAACCCTCAACAGACGGAATGGATCACCCCAGAAGGGTGGTCAACCGACAGGGCAAAAAGCAGCTTTGAGGCCCGCCACCTTGGCGTCACCGTCTTTTCTTGTGAGCCCATCGGTGACGGCATCTAAGCCGTTCCTTTCCCCGACCTGCCGCCCCTCGCCCCGCCCGCCCGCTCCCCGTCACCAGGCCGCCGGTAACAGGCTGGACGGCGCCATAGTGGCCGGCCTGCTATTGCTTGGCAATCACCTACTGCTGTGGGTGCTGCTGCTGGGAGGGGCCCTCCTGCTCCCCCAGGTGCTGGCGATGCGGGACGCCGTGCAGATCCTGCAGTACGAACGATCCGTCGCCCCGGTGCTGCGCAATGACTGAAGCCACCACATCGGCGCCGTGCTGCGGAAACTGCCGCTACAGCGTGATAAACGGTCAACTGGGAACTTGTCACCGCTACGCCCCCAGGCCAGACGCAAACGGTACTTGGGCGGCATGGCCTCTGATTCAACCCTCTGACTGGTGTGGGGAATGGGAGTCGCACGCCCCCGACCCTGCCCCCCCAGTATCACTAGAAGACGTGCGGGCTCTGGCCGACTTCATGGCCCAGACCGGCGCAACGCCCTTGTTCGACGGGTTTGACGGGCCGCCGGCTCCGCCCATACCCGAAGCACCCCCGGCGACCGCCGAGCCGGAATTTCTTACCTACGACAAACTCGAGGATCCACTTCTATGATCACCACCACGTACCAACTTGGCTGGTATATCAAGCGCGTTCCAGGCCCTGGCCGCCGCGCCTTGGTTGGCACCGAAATGGTTGCCGATTTCGATGCCGCGATCGACAAGATCAAAGACTTGCTGGCCGAAGGACATGAGGTGCGGATTCTCCCGCTGCCAACGGTGAAGCCATGACCGCTTGGCAACTCCACGCAACCGAGCCCGATACCTGGCTGGTGTTTGCGCCCTATGGCCAATGCCTTGCCGCAGTCCGACCCCAGGGCACCGGCGACGACAATTTCTGGGAAGGCGTCATACGCCCAAGGCCCGACCAGCTTTACCCAGGCGTCAAGGTCGCCAACTGCCCCGGCAAGGATGCGGCCATGGGCGTGATTGGCCGGGAGCTGCAGCAGCACTGGCCAGAGGTGGCCTGATGTTCAACCCTGACTTCTACCCCACCCCTCCCGAGGTGGCGGCGCTGATGCTTGACCCGCTTGACCTGCGGGGCAAGACCATCCTGGAGCCCTCCGCCGGCAAGGGCGACCTGGTGCGCGAATGCCTAGCCCGTGGCGCCTCTGAAGTGCTCTGGTGCGAGAAGGAGCCGCAGTTGCGGAGCATCTTGGTTGGCCTCCCGGTGCAGACCTTCAAGATGGGCGCCGACTTCCTGGCGCTCACTTCCGCCGAGACGGGCCACATCGACATGATCGTGATGAACCCGCCATTCAGCGCGGACGAGGCCCACATCCTTCACGCCTGGGAGATCGCCCCGCCAGGTTGCGAGATCGTCGCCCTGTGTAACTGGAATACCTGCGAAGGCTTTTACCGCCGGCTACAACTGCAACTTGCCAGCCTGGTGGAAGGTTACGGCAGCAAGGAAAACCTTGGGGAGTGCTTTGCCACCGCCGAACGCCCCACCCGCGTCAGTGTTGGCATGGTGCGCCTCACCAAGCCGGGGCAACGTGTAAGCGCCGCTGATGAGTTCGATGGGTTCTTCCTTGGCCCTGACGACATCGAAGCCCAAGGCGAAGGCCTGATCCCCTACCGCCGGTCCCGCGACATCGTGAACCGGTACGTGGAAGCCTGCCGCATCTACGACGAGCAGGTGGAAGCCGGTGTCCGTCTGCGGAATGTGCTAGACGGTTTCTTCGGTGGCGAGCTTGGCTTGCAAGTTACCGTCGAAGGTGCTCCAGTCACCCGTAACCGCTTTCGCAAGGATCTGCAGAAGACAGCCTGGAAGCACGTCTTTGCCGAGTTCCTGCCCGCGCAGATGGCCACCAGCCAGCTTGCAAAGGACATCAATGCCTTTGTTGAGCAGCAGAGCAAAATCCCCTTTACTGAACGGAACATCTACCGGATGCTCCAGATCGTCGCCGGCACGCAAGACCAGCGGGTTGATCGTGCGGTAGAGGAAGCCATCGACAGCCTCACCAAGCACACCAAGGAGAACCGCTGGGGTGTTGAAGGCTGGGTCACGAACAGCGGCTACATGCTCAACCGCCGCTTCATCCGCGCCTACATGGCGGAGCGTGCCTATGACAACCGTGGCGTCAACATCAAGACCTACGGCAGCCAGAGCGATGAGATCCGCGACCTGATCAAGGCGCTGTGCTTCATCACCGGTCGCGCCTACGATGAAGTGGCTCAACCTGACAAGCCAGCCGGTGACGGCAGGTTTTGGCCTGGCGAGTGGTACGCCTGGGGATTCTTCAAGTTCAAAGCACACCTCAAGGGCACGGTGCATTTTGAGTTTTTGGATGAGGAAGTCTGGGCCGCCGTCAACGCCCGCTACGCCCGCATCAAGGGGCAAGTGCTGCCTGAGCAGGCAGCCAAGAAGAAACCCCGCCGTAAGGCTGCTGCTGAGCCCGTATCAACCCATTCTTCGCCATGAACACCACCATCTACGCCGGCCCCGCCGACGGCTGGCACCTGACCATCACCGCCCGCCCCGCCATGGGTCGCTGGGTCCTGAAATTCGCCTACAGCACCACTACCGGGCGCAAAAAGGTGGAGCACACCACCTGGATTGACAGGATTGGGTGGGGGCTGCGCCAGTGGCAACCGCTGCCAGACAGCGAAGCCCGCGCCATCGCCGAAGCCTGGCTCAAGGCCAATCCCGTGCCGGCGCCTGGGGCGCTGAAGCCATGAGCGCCGGCCCCCGCATTTCCTTGGCCGAGGCCCTAAGCGTTGCTGCCAACGCGGTGGCCGTCCTGGGTCCTCACTGCCAGAAGATTGACATTGCCGGATCCGTCCGGCGGCAGCGCGAAACCATCGGCGACCTAGAGATTGTCTGCCTCCCGAACCGCGACCCCCTCGAAGCAACCCCGCTGTTTGCCGGCGGGTTTGCCCAGGCTGTTGAGCAGTGGCCAGGGCTCAAGGGCAACCCCGAGGGCAGGTACACCCAGCGGCGGCTCCGGTGGGGTTTGAAACTGGATCTGTTCATGCCCCACCCGGACGGCTACGGCCTGATCTTGGCCATCAGGACAGGCTCTGCCGACTGGTCGCACCTGCGCCTGGCAACCGCCTGGAAGCGTGCCGGCTTCCATTCTGAAGGCGGCCTGCTGCGCCGCAAGGACGGGTCAGTTGTCCCCTGCCGCACCGAGCGGGAGCTGTTCGACGTGATCGGGCTGGCGTGGGTTGAACCGCAGGACCGGGAGGTTCGGCCATGACCACCCTTCACTCCCTACTCAACCCCGGCTACGAGCCCGGCGACGGGACCATGGACGGCGCCCAACTGGTTGACGGGCAATGGTGGCATCCGCTCTTCGGCTGCGATTCGATGCAGTACGTGGCGGATAACGCCCGCCAGTCCCCGGCCCCACAAGTTGCCATCCCCGCTGAGCAATGGACCGACATTGACGGCCCGGTGCTGTGGTGGATGCTCCCGATCAACGAAGGCCAGGTCCCGCACCTTGGCCATTTGCCGCCGTCTTGGCGAGCATCGCAACGCTTTGTCTTCACCCGGCTGCCACCCGCCCCGGTGGCGTCAACCTGCACACCTGAGAGCGAGGCCCCATGACACCATCCGAAGCAGCCCAGCAAATCCTGCAACACGCCAATGCCGCCGGCCTTTCCCCAAAGGATTAGGCCGAGAAGTTTAACAAATTCAACCCCAAGCAATCAACAACACCCATGACATTTGATCCTGACAGCGTTACGCCATCACCTGACTTTGTTGACTACATTGCAAACACGCACCGCGATGCGTTGCGGTTTGCAACGTTCTGGGCGCGATGGGGCGCCACCGAGGCCACCAAGGTTTTGCAGCCCCCTGCCAACACATGCCTGTTGCGCCAGGAAGGCGGTCCGCTGCGGCTGAAGATCTACCAGCAGGCGCTGGGCCAGGAGGTGGCCATCAACCTGGTGCCAATTCCTGCCGGCAGCTTTTTGATGGGCTCTCTTGAGGACGAGTCAGAGCGCTTCGACAATGAAGGTCCCCAGCACGATGTGACGCTGGGCGCCTTCTGGATGGCCCAAACGCCGATCACTCAGGCCCAGTGGCGGACGGTGGCGGGTTGGCCAAGGGTGGAGCGCGACCTAGAACCTGATCCCTCCAGGTTCAAGGGCGACCAGCGACCGGTAGAGCGGGTGAACTGGCACGACGCGCAGGAGTTCTGCCAGCGCCTGAGCCAGCGCACGGGCCAGCGCTACGGGCTGCCGAGCGAAGCCCAGTGGGAATACGCCTGTCGGGCTGGCACTACCACACCGTTTCACTTTGGAGCCACGCTGACGCCGGGTCAGGCGTGTTTCAACAATGCGCAGGGGCCCGTCGATGTGGCCAGCTTTCCCGCCAATGCCTGGGGCCTGCATGACATGCACGGCAATGTCTGGGAGTGGTGCCAAGACCAGTGGCACGGTTCTTACGAAGGGGCGCCAACGGATGGCAGCGCCTGGGAGGACAACAGCCTGGGGGAGTCCCAAGGCTGCTGCGCGGCGGGTCGTGGGGCAGCTACCCCGGGGACTGCCGCTCGGCCTACCGCTACGACAACCCCCCGGACTCCCGCTTCTTCATCTTCGGTTTCCGCGTCTGTTGCCTTTGATGATGTCCCAAGGCTGCTGCGCGGCGGGTCGTGGTACAACAGCCCCAGGTACTGCCGCTCGGCCTTCCGCGACATCAGCCTCCCGGGCAACCGCAACAACAACTTCGGTTTCCGCGTCTGTTGCCTCCCCCAGGACTAATTCTTTACCCTTTTATTCTTTAATTCTTTGCCCTTGGATTATGACCACCCCCAAGCCCGCCGCCATCTGAACCATGAGCCAATCAATTCCGCCTTATATCGCCATCACCTATCAGCCCAAAGTCACTCCTCTGGCTGGGTCCGCTCCGGCGCCTGACCAATTTCCTGACACCACGAAAATGGTCTCCCTCTCCAGCCGCATCGCCCTGGCGGTGTGCCCTCGACGCCGGGCCGGGGCCCAGGCTTGCCCCGCCCCGTGCGATGACTGCCGCGCCGTTGCTGCTGCTGCTGCCCACGAGATCGCCGACTATTTCAGCGAGCGGTACGGGGGCGCCAGCACCACTGCAGACACCCTTTACGCGGTCGGGTGCCACCACCATGCACCCCAGGTGGAAGGGCTGGCGCTCAGCCCCAATCAGCGGGCCATGGCCCTGGCCGTTGGGCGTGAGGTGCGGAGGCCCAATGTCTGAGTTAAAACCAAACGATTTAAAACCCGTGGCCAAGTTAACTAAAGCGGAAATTCGTCTTATAGTATTTTGCAAATACAATGGCAAGTGTGCTTATTGTGGAATCGATCTGGCATGGCCCTGGGATATCGACCACATTACGCCAAAAGTATTTGGAGGCACTAACGATTTAGAAAACTTAAACCCAAGCTGTAAACAATGCAATAATTACAAATGCCATACCGACCTAGAAGGTTACAGAAAACAACTTCATAAAATGCTAAATGAGAAACTTGACTACTTGTTTAGAAGTAAAACGAAAATGCAAGTTGCGATAAATATGGGCTCAATTAAGCACACAGTATGGGATGGGGTATTTTATTTTGAACGCTTAGGCTCTGGTGATCTGCGGAGGCCCCATGCCTGACCCCGTGAGTAACGATGAGCTGGACTGGCTGATCTGGCGCCATCTGCGCGACCATGACGGGCATCCAACTAACAGCGCCGTTCTGATGGCCGCCGCTGGAGGTAACTGGCGCCGCATTGATTCCAGGATCCAGGCCATGCGCAAGGCTGGACGGCTAAAGTTTTGGCACTTGAGGCCGCGCCCCGCCCACGTCCGTGCCCACGGCTGGGAAGTGCTCGGCTGCCCCGGTGCCGGCGTTCAGGAAGACGGGCAGTTTGATTGGGCCTATGGCTGCTCAGACTGCACCCGCCGCACTAGGCCTGACCCTGCTGATGGGGTGGTTGAGCCGCCGCCGATTGTTGCTTTTGAATGTGAATTGAGGATTGAGCCATGAGCGCACCACCGCCCGCCGACCGCTTCCGCCTTGGCGATGTTTGGCGATCACCGCGCCTGAAGGATTGGCAGGTTGACAAGATCGTCCCGGTAGAGAGCGCCACTGCAGGTCTTGCCAGGTTGCGCAGTGTGGCCAATCCCAAGCGGACTCAATGGCGCGGTGTGTTTGACACTGGGCGGGACATGACGACCGCCTGGTTGCGTGTCAGCCCGCCCGACGCGGAAAGACCTCAACCGGCTGCGCCCAAGGGAAACCTCCCCTAGCACCGCATAACACATGGCCATCACCTACCGGGGCGAAAGTTTCGACGGCTACAACAAGCCCAAGCGCACCCCCAGCCACTCCGCCAAGTCTCACGCCGTCCTAGCCAAGGAGGGCGGTCAGGTCCGCCTGATCCGTTTTGGGCAGCAGGGAGTGACCGGAGCCGGAAAGGATCCCAAGAGCCCTGCGCAGAAAGCACGCCGCGCCAGCTTCAAGGCTCGCCACGCGGAGAACATCGCCAAGGGCAAAATGAGCCCCGCTTACTGGGCCGACAAGGTGAAATGGTGACCCCCAAAACCCCCGGCTGGGGCCTCCGCATCCTCAACGTGCGCAACACCACCGGCGTCCCCGAGGCGTTGATCCTGCCCCCGGATCACGAAGCACCGTTCTGGACGGACCTCCGCCAGATCGCGCAGCACCGCGCCCGCGCCATCTACGAACCCATCACCCCCACCACCCACACCACCAAATGACCGCCACACCCACGCAATGGTCACTACTAGCCAGTTCCATCCCCGATTGGCGCATCCGCCAGCTCGCCGCTGAGGGCATGATCAGCCCGTTTGAGCCGGGGAAGATCCGGGAGGTGGAGGCTGATAACAGCCATGGCGAGATTCAATACGCCCCAGTCATCAGTTACGGCACCAGCTCCTACGGCTATGACCTTCGCTTAGCCTCGCACGACTTCCGCATCTTTCAGCACGTCCCTGGCTTGATCGTGGACCCCAAGCGGTTTGATGATCGCTGCCTGGTCCCGGCTGAGCTGCATAAAGATCCGCTGGACGACTCCACCTTCTTCATCCTCCCGGCACACACCTACGCCCTAGGGGTGGTGATCGAACGACTAAAGCTCCCCGCCAACGTCACCGCGCAATTCATCGGCAAGAGCACCTACGCCCGTTGTGGGGTGATCGTCAACCTGACCCCAGGCGAGGCCGGATGGGAGGGATACCTGACCCTGGAGATGAGCAACAGCAGCGGGGCGGACTGCCGCATCTATGCCAAAGAGGGCATCTGTCAGGCGCTGTTCTACGAAGGGGTGCCCTGTGACGCCCCCTACGGTGATGGCAAATACCAGGCGCAGCCTGCCGGGGTGACGCTGGCGAAGGCTTGATCTGCTTGCTGGCCTTCCAAAACGGCGGTAATGGCTTATGATATAAGGGCCGGGGCTTATTTTATCGGGCCCGATAGGTAAGAGGCAGGCGGGGTTGACCCGGCTTGTCCCCCCGGCTCCCATTCGCCACCACTACAACCTGTGTCAGCCGGCAGTCGCCCATCTAAGCTCACTACCGAACTGGTGAAGAAAGCCAAGCTGGAAGCGGGGCATGGTGAGATGCCTGCTGTCGAGGGGGAAGCATGACCGACCTGGTGCGCAGCGTCCTATCTCGCCGCCGGCTGGTGCCTTCTGAAACCCTGCTGGATTGCCTGGAGCTGGCCGACTGGTTGGGGCCACGCATCCGCGCAGGGTTGACGCCGTACCTCACCATGGCCGAGCTACAGGCCCGTTGGGATTGCCCGCAGTTCGTCGCCAGCAAGCGCATGGCGGACCTACACGGTGCCCAGTTGATTGACGCCAGCTTCTACCCAGGGGAGAGCGCCTACTGGGCGGTCAAGCGTGTAGGGTCGGTGGTGTGACACCCGCAACGCAGCCGCCATGGCTTGAGAGTGTGGTGAACATCATCACCGAGCTTTACCCTTTTCGAGGGGAAGCCCATCTCCCTCGCCGTGAATACTTTGAAAGCGCAAGCTCGGAACCCGTTGATTACATTTCCCCTGAAGAATTTTTAAAGTCTGAATTGCCGGATGGTCCCTGGTGTATTGGTTATCGCCACCACGGGATGGATGTTAAAGAGGGGCAAGTGATTACAAAGGATGAAGGGATTAAGCTGCTTGAGACGGACCTACAGATTCTTGCGCAAAAACTGGATGATTTATTGCCATGCTTTAATTCCTGGTATCCGCAAGTAAAAGCAATAGTCGTTTCGCTGGCATTTGATCAAGGTTTTAACGATTTCCGGTTATCCAGATTGGGAAAAGACATGGCGACAACTTGGCACGGTTGCAATCGACCTTTGCTTTGTGTCGAAGAATACTATCAAGGCCGTTATAGAAACTTTGACAATCGCCGGAAACGGCTCGCCGACGCTCACGGAGACTTAGAGGGACAGCTACGGGATTTGCAACGATCCAAGGCCAAGGCAAAACGTGAAGCCGAACGCATCGCCAAACGGGCCGCGTTAAAGGCAAAGCGCGAGAAAGCTGCTCAACCGCATCGGTCGGGATTATCGGCTTGGCGCCTTGGCCAGCGCGACAAGCTGCAGCGGAAGCGTGTGGGGCCGGTGGTGTGACGCTGGCCCCGTATTTCCTGCATTGCTCTTTCCAAGCATGCAACAATGGCTTAGACTTTCTACAATTATGGAAACCGCCCTTTGGCAACCCTCAAGGATCTCAAGCCTGACCCCCGCAACGCCCGCAAGCGCACCGACCGCTCAGCGTCCCTGATTCAGGAGTCGCTGCAACGGTTCGGGGCTGCCCGTAGCATTGTGATCGACGAAGACGGCAGGATCCTTGCTGGCAACGGCACTGTAGAGGGGGCTAAGGCCGCAGGTATCAGCAAGGTGCGGATCATCGAAACCGAAGGCGACGAGATCGTTGCCGTGCGCCGCACCGGGCTGACCGAAGAGCAGAAGATCGGCCTAGCCCTGGCAGACAACCGCACTAGCGACTTGAGCGAGTGGGATGGGCTGATGCTGCAGCAGCTCAGCGAGACGCACGACATTGCGCCGTGGTTTGAGCCTGAAGACCTCAACGCACTGATCGGCGCCGGGGAAGTCACAACGGCAGCCAAAGAGCATGAAGGCGCCAAAGAGCTTGACCCTGAAGAGTTTTCGGAGTTTGACCACACCTGCCCCCGCTGTGGCTTTGAGTTCGACGGATGACAGCTCGCCTCCGACGCTTTCACGGGCCATGGAAGCTGACGGACCTGGCCACCGTACCCAAGACCGGGCTAACAGCGTTCAGCTGCTTCCACTGTGGTGGTGGTTCAACGATGGGCTACAAGCTCGCTGGTTTCAACATGCTCGGCGGTGTTGAGATTGACCCAGAAATGATGGCGATCTATCGGGCGAACCACAATCCGAAGCACAGCTACCTGATGGGTGTGCAGCAGTTCAACGAACTTCTGCTAGATGACTTGCCTGATGAGTTGAAGAACCTAGACCTGCTGGACGGCTCGCCGCCGTGCTCAGTGTTCAGCATGGCTGGCAAGCGTGAAAAGAAATGGGGCAGCGAGCATCACTTCCGCGAAGGGCAGCAGAAGCAGCGGCTTGATGACCTGTTCATGCACTTCATTGAAGTAGGCCAGCGGCTTCAGCCGAAGGTGATCGTGGCTGAAAATGTGAAAGGCTTAATTCTTGGCAACGCTAAAGGCTATGTCAAAGAAATCTTTGCAGCATTCCGAGAAGCTGGCTACGACACTCAGCTGTTCTTGTTTAACGCTGCGCGGATGGGTGTGCCGCAGGCCAGGGAACGAACCTTCTTTATTGCGCGGCGGCGGGATCTGAGGTGGGGGAAGTTGGAAATGAAGTTTGAGGAGCCTGTAACGACTGTGAGGCAAGCATGGGCTAATCTGCCAAAGCAGAAAGGCGATGCGCTGCCGCCGTGCTACGCAAAGATATGGGCGAAAGTACCGCCTGGCAAAGCGGGCCGAGACTATGGATCAACCGGCCTTCAGGTTCACAAGATCAATCAGTCTCAACCTGCCAGAACAGCAATCTCGCAAAGCTGGCATACAATGCACGATCAGGAACCGCGCAATCTTTCTGCGCTTGAGTTGACGCGGATTCAATCCTTTCCTGACGACTATAAATACGGGAAGCCTGCGGACCGTCACGCCGGCTACGTCTGCGGCATGTCCGTTCCGCCCTACATGACGCAGCGGGTGGCGCTAGAGATCGGTCGGCAGTGGTTCGGGATTGAGTACGACTGATGGCAGCCAAAGGCAGCACCCAGGCACAGACGATTGAACGCGCAGCACGCTTCGCTCGCATCATCGCCAACGGTGGCCGCCGCTCGGACTGCCTTCAGTACGCTGCAACAAACTGGGGGGTAAGTAGTCGCACCGCTGACAACTACCTAGCCCTTGCCCGTGATCAGCTTGCCGCCGATTGGGATATGGAGCGCCCGCAGATGGTCGCCGATCTGCTGGCCCAGTGCTCGACCCTGCAGCTTGAAGCCCGCAAGGCCAAGCAGTACCACATCGCCCTAGGCGCGATCAACACCGCTGCCCGGTTGGCGCAGCTTTGCTCATGACGATCTGCAGCACCCGCTCTGGCCACGTCCTGAAGCCGCCAGTTTCAACGAGCAACCCTCAGGCCCCCATCGCGGGCAGCTTTGAGGCCTACATCAAGGAAGTCTGCCCATCGTTCCCCTGGAGCCCCCACACCCACCGCCTGGTTGCGCTAGGCCAGCGTGTCGCCGATGGTGAGCTGCGCCGCCTCATGGTGGAACTCCCGCCGCGCCATTACAAGTCCACGATCTTCTCGATCTTCCTGCCTGGCTACTTCCTACGCCGGTATCCAAACAAGTCGGTCGGCATCGGTTGCCATACCGCCACCCTCGCCGAAGGCTTTAGCCAGGATGCCCGCGACTACTTCACCGCCTCAGGTGGCGCACTCTCCCCTACCTCCGGTGGCGTCAAGAAGTGGGGCACCTCCGGCATCGGTGGCCTGTGGACCGCTGGCGTAGGTGGTGGCACCGGTAACCCTGGCGACCTGATCATCGTTGACGACCCGATCAAGTCCCGCGAGATGGCCGATTCCGCCGCCTGGCGCCGGCAGGTTCACTCCTGGTGGGATTCGGTTCTGTCCACACGGGAAGAGCCCGGCAATGCCGTGGTGATCGTGCATACCCGCTGGCACAGCAACGACCTGATCGGCTACCTGCTGGCCAAGAACGAGGAGCTGGAGAAGGAAGGCCTAGAGGCCCAATGCGAGCCCTGGCATGTGGTGTCTATGCCAATTGAGGCGGTGGCCGCCAACACCATCAAGCCCTTCCCGCGTACCGTCACCAGCGAACAGGACGACCGGGCCCCTGGCCAGGCACTGGACCCCACCCGTTTTGATGAGACCTGGATCGAGCGCAAGCGGGCCAACACCCCCCGCCGTGACTGGGAGGCGATCTATCAGCAGGCACCAACCGAAAGCGCTGGCACGATCTTCAGCCGCGACACCCTGCGGTACTTCCTGCTGCCAGGCCAGAAGGGGGAGGAGGGAGACGTCAAGTTGCCCGAGTACGGCATCCGCAAGTTGGCCTCGGTGGACGCCACCTTCAAGGATTCGGTCGGTTCCGACATGGTTGGCATCGGCCTATGGCTGCAAACTCAGGAGGGGATGTTCAGGATTGATCAGGTGAACCGCCGCATGGGTTTCAATGACACCCTCGACCTGTTGCGCCTACTGAAGCCGGTGTGGGGCTTCAATGAGCTATTGATCGAAGACAAGGCCAATGGATCAGCGATCATTGACACCCTCAAGCGTGAATCTGGCTGCGCTGTTCATGCCGTCGATCCCCTTGGCGGTAAAACCGCCCGAGCTGAAGCCGCGTCGCCGTTGTTCCGCCAAGGCCGCATATTCCTGCCGCGCCATGCCCCGTGGCTGGCAGAGTACGTGGGCCAGCTACTGGCTTTCCCATCTGGCACCTTTGACGACCTAGTGGACGAAACCACGCAGGCCCTCAACTTCTGCGCCAGCACCGGCCCGATGCGCGTCACCACCGCCACCTACGGCCACGGCACCCACGTCCCGCCGGCCCGGTCGGAACCGCCACCCCGGCAGCGATCCGCCATCCCCGGCTTTCGATGATCACTCAACCCACACAGGACACACCCATGGACACCCCTGCACCGATCAACATCGTCTTCGACGGCCCGCCGGGACCCGAGGGGCCCCGATTTATTGAGGTTGAAACCGACGACGGGCGCAGCATCAGCGTTGGTGAATGGCAGGAGCGACGGGATGGGTGCTGGAGGCTGAGAATCGCCGCTTTACCGCTTGTGACAACAGGGGTTACGCAGGTTGCTTATGTAGACCCTGAGCAGGATTTACTGGAGCGAATCCTTAAGGAGTGCATAAACACCGAGCTTTCCGCAATTCATTCCGCTGGGGTGCTTCACGCGGCTGCACTTCTGATGGGATCCCAGACCTTCGACCTGACTAATTCTGGGCAGGAAGGCAAATGATCCCCCAACTCTCTGCATTCTTTGGCGCATTCTTAGGTAGTAGCAAGCGGAAGCCAAAAATGTTATCTTTCTTTTACGCTGGCGTTCAGTTTAACGGCTCAAATAAAACGTATATGAACGGAGTGTATTTCATTGAGCCTAAGCACTACAATCCCGAAACTTTTGTTATTCTAGTTAAGGAAGACATTGCCAAGCGCTATGGATGCTCACCTGATTCTATGTATTTACATGCTCTCACACCCCTAAGCAGCAAATGACCACCCAACCCATGGACACCCCCCGCGACCCGCACCTACCGCCCCCTGCGGTTGTTGATTGGCTGCTGGAGCAGGACTGGTCGGTGATGATCCCGATCACCAGCATTAAATACGAAGGGGCAAGGCCTCACGATATGACCAAGAGCACCCACTGGGAATACCAGATGGCGTGCCCTGTGCTCGGCGAGGATGACGCCGGTCGCATCTTCCTGCCTGTTGAGGCGCTGGACGCTCTTCGCAAGGATGCAGCAGCGCGAGCGAGCGCGGAGGCTTCCTAGTGGCAAACTCGTCCACCCTCCCCAAACCGCAACCCACCGATAGCAAAGATGGCAACCCTGAAGCTCCCGCCAGCACCCTTGTCCCAACTGGTCGGCAAGCCGGTGGCCGGGACCTGGCGCCTTCGCCAGTCGTCGCAGGGGACTCATCTGGAGGTGTTCCGGTTCGGGGGGAGCTGGATGCCACCATCGCCAGCGGTGAAGATCCACCTGACGCCAAGCCACGTCGTCTTGCTCGATCGAGGCGAGCTGTTCGTGCAGGAGAACCCCTAGAGCAGCCGACCAAGATTGGCAGCCCGCCACGTACCGAGCTATCCGAGCGGTTGATCATCGAAAACCGTGGCCTGGCAAATGCTGCCGCCAGCAAGTGGGCCCGCCGTTGCTCTAAACCTTTTGAAGACTTCATCGGCCCTGCGCTGGAGGGTCTGATAAATGGCTGCCGTCGTTACGATTTAACCAGGATCAACCCCGCCACTGGCCGCCCCTATGCGGTTAGCACTTGCGTCTGTCCGTTCATTGAAGGGCAAATAATGCACCACATCAGGGACGGCGGCTATGACGTGAAGATGCCCAGTAAATGGCGGGAATACTACCCAAAGGTCAGGCGCCTCTTAGGCGAAGGCCAGTCACTGGCCCGGGTTGTTGCGGCCATCCCCGCCTTCACCGAAGGTGAGATCGTTGAAATGCTGGGGGCGATGCAGCAGGGCAGCGTCAGCCTGGATGGCGGCGACGGGCACCAGTTGGACCTTTGCGGGGAGCATCGGCCCGAAGCAACCGATGACCCGTTGGCCCCAGCGCTTTACGCCCTCGTCGAAGCAGCATTCGACAGCCTGCGGCCCGCTGATCGTGGCTTGCTGGAGCGTTGGGCAGAAAACCCGTTCAAACGGGTGGCCTATCCATCAGGGCCGATGGCCCAATTCCACAACCGCCTTAAGGCCCAACTGCGGGGTAAGACCCTTAAGCAGTTCCGCCAGGTGACGCTAGGCTTTGACGTGCCCACCATTGCGCCCACCCCCCGCGAGCGCCGCCCACGGCAGCCCAGGCCCGCCCCTGCTCCGGTGGTGCAGCCATCGCTGTTCGGTGGCCGCAACCAGCGCAAGCCACATCCCAGGGCGGTGAAGCTATAAACAGCCGTGGGCGGAAAGCTCCAGTAGTAGACTAGTTTTGGGCGCTGGTGAAGTCAAAGCATTCTGGTACTGACCCCAAGCTGCCGAGCTTCCAGCACCCGGTACTGCGGGAGGTAAGCGATGACCTGGAGCGTGCGCATGACGCCTGGTATTGCCTGCGGGGTGATGGGGTCAAGCGCAAATACCTACCGCCGGAGCCAGCCGAACCGCCTACTGCCTATGAGGGCCGCCTGGGTCGCGCCGTGTTCAGCGACTTTTTCAGGGCTGGCCTGGAGGGTTTCGCCGGGGTGCTGTCACGCTCCGAGCTGAAAGATCCGCCGGCAACATTTGAGGCGAACCAGGACAATGTAGACCTAGAGGGCAACTCGCTTGAGGCGTTCTGGCTCACCGTGGATCCCCTTTGCCTGCGCGATGGCGCCGTCCCTATCCTGGTGGAGATGCCAAGCGGCAATCCCACCGATGCGGCCACTGAAGCGGCACTCAAGCGGCGCCCCTACCTGGTCAGCCGCACCCGCGCCACCTGCCTTAACTGGAAGACCTCCGTAGAGGGTTCAATTGAGGTGGTAACCCGCTGCACGTTCCTCGAATGGGCGGAAGTTGACAGCGACGATGGCGATTTTGGGGTGACCTATGAGGAGCGCTACCGGGTGATCGAGCCTGGGAAGTGGACGCTCTACCGGTTGAAGCAGCGTCCCGATGGTTCCATGGAAATGCAGAAAGTGGACGAGGGGCAGTATCTGGACTCCAAGCAGCAGCCACTGAAAATCTGCCCAGTGGTCTGGTACAGCGCCGAGAAAGCGGGCTTCGGCCAGGGTGCGCTACCCCTGCGGCAGGTGGTGGAGCATTGCATCGAGTATTACCAGATGCGAAGCGACCTAAAGGAGAAAACGCACAAGTGCGCCATGCCGGTGCCGGTTGAGAAAGGTGGGCTGCCGCCGATGGATGGACAGGCTGCCGCCCCGCTGGTGATTGGGCCTAATACGGTCATTCGTGTTGACAAGGACGGCGATTTCTTCTGGCGCGAGCCTGCGGCCACATCACTTGCCGAGCAACGGGAGCAGCTTAAGGAGGTAAAGGAGCTGATTGATCAGCAACTCCTGGGATTCCTCTCCGGTGAAAGCAAGATCGCCAAAACGGCCACGCAGTCGCAGCTTGAGGGGGGGCGCACCCAGGTCAGTATCAAGGCGATGGGCGAGCGCAAGAAGTCGGTCATGCAAAGGCTTTTTGCCATTTGGTGCCTTTACACCGGGGAGCAGCTTGCAGTAGGCGCCGGCTTGACCATGGATGAAAACGCCTTCGCCGCCCCACTGGACGCCCAGGATGCTGATGCCCTGCAGCGGCTTGCCGGTGGCGTCGAGTTGATCTCCCAGGAGAGCGCTGTTGAGGCGCTGCAGCGTGGTGGGTTCAACAAGTCAACGAACAGCGTGGCCGATGAGATGGCCAGGATCAACCGGGAGCGGCCAACACTGGGGGCCCCAACGCCGGTGAGGGATGACACCACCACGCCGCTGGATGAGGTGGAGCTGGGGGAGGATCTGGACTGAAGCGTCAGATTGAGTGGACCTCTACGGTAACCTTCCCGTCCTGATCAACAAACGCCAGTGTCCGACCCCTGTCGAGTTCTTTTTTGGCAATGGCGAACAGGGCGACACCGCGCCGGATGCTTTCGGACATCGTGATGCCATGCTCGGCATTGAGCTGAGCCAACAGGCCCACCAGTCGCTCGCTTGCCCGAAAGTTAAGGCGTTCACCTTTGGCTTCCTGGCTGGTTTTGCTGCTGTGGTCAGGCATGGGGTTGCAGTGGCTGTACTTGCAAGTGTATGTAGGCAGGTGCCCAGACTGACCGGATCGTGACGCATTGTGAAGCGGTCGGGCTGGATCCCGTTTGGCCGTAACGGACCGGCTACTATATGGAGACCGGGGGAGAGCCCCGCTACCACCACCGCCAGCCAGCAATGACCGCCACTACCCTGACCGTTTCTGATTTTGCCGCTGCGGGCCAGTTCTGGACACAGTTTCGCGGCGAGGAAATTGATCACATCACCATCATTGCCGAAAACGGCACTCGGTACGAGACAAGGGGGCTTCTTCATATCTGCAATCGTTGGTATATCAACGGCCCGGTTCGTAACAGCTACATCATCTCCACCCTTTGCGGAGGCCCGATCCAAGCAACAGCAAACACCAAAATAGAGTTCAAAAAGCCCGCCGGAGCCAGGGCATTTCGCAAGCCCGCCGCCGCCCACAAGAAAATATGGGATTGACCCCCCCGGGCCCGCCGGAGCCCATCCGGCAACAACCACCACCACCCTCAGCCAGCCATGAAAGCCCTTTACCTCGACGATTCGGTTACCACTTGCGATTGCTGCGGACGCACCGAACTGAAGGCCACCGTGGCCATGCAGCTCGACTGCGGCGGCATCCTTCACTACGGCCGCACTTGCGCCGCTCGCAACAGCGGTAAGACCAGTCAGCAGGTAACCAAGGAGATTCGTGCTGAGCGTGACATGGCTCACGGCCGCACCATGAACAAGCTCTCAGACTTGCGCCGTGCTGGGGTCAAAATCACCCGCCAGCTAATGCGTGAAGTGGCTGCCAGCTACAGGGCTGATGTTGACTGCCTGCTCCGCAACTGGGGTCACTTGGCTGAGACCTGACCCCCACGGCATCACGGGCCCTTACCGCCCCAGCCAGTTTGAGACAATCTGTAAAGCGTCCCACCCCATCCCTCCCAATCCGTAACGGACCGGCTACTATTTGAAAACAGGGCAAGCCTCTGACCACCACCGAACCGCCAGCCATGATCCGCACTCCTATGTCCATGCTTCCCGCTTCCGCCACCAACATGGCGGTGCGGGCTCAGTCCAGCTGTATTGCATCGGCTGGAAGCGATATGGCCGCCTATGGCCGCTGGTCGACCAGGCTTGATCAGTGGATGGCCCACCCAGAATTCGACCCGGCTGAGTTCAGCCGGCTATGCCGGGCCTACAAGCTGGACTGAGCCAGTCCCGACCCCCAGCCCCCCGCCCCCCCCACCATGAAAATCCCAACCGCTGCAGAAATCGACGCCGACGCCCTCCTGGCGGAGGTAGATGCGGTGATCGCCTCAGGCGACGCGGTAGTCCGGCGAGTTGACCGGCTTTTGCAGCAAGGGAGCATCTCGGTCCGGATGGCCGACCTGGCCCTCCAAATGGAACAGGGACAACGGGAGCTGGACGCGATCGAGGCGCAACAAATCCGGATCGAGGCCCAGATCAAGGCCTTGGAGGCGGGCTGATCGCCCCCGGTCCTGCACCCTGACCCCTGCACGGTGGCCCTGCCCTCTCGGCCAGCCTGCAGCGCTCAGCTGCTCAATCCACCATCGAGGACCTAAACGTGGCCGACAAAATCACCACCATGACCAAAGATCGCACCAACTACGCCACCATTGCCGACGCCGAGGCCGATGGATGGAGGCGAATCCGTAAATCCGACAAAGATGTCAGCGGAGGCAACTCGTTCGGATACAACTATATATCCGCGAATGGCAAGCGCTCGCAAACCATCACGTTTAGCCAAGAGACAAACCGAATGGGCGCCTTCGGTTGCTGCATGGAAATGTTCAAAGATTGACCCCCCAACCCGCCAGGCGCCGTGAGCTTGGCGGATCCATTCCATCCCAACAACGCCCCATGAGCACTTCTGAGTTTGTTCCATCAATTGAAAATGTCCTAGACAGCAACCCAATTTCTTGGGATGCAGACGGCAATCGCCTTATTGAGTGGGAAGTGAACGGAGGCTGGCAGTGGATTCCCTATGCAGAGCTGCGCGAAGCTTGCGAAGCCGCTTACGACCCGACTATGCCCAACTGGCCCGCCATGGTGGAGATTGGTGATGCCTGATCAATCCCCAGAGTGGATCCGCGGAGCCCTCATGCTCTATTTCCTGGCCCGCCCCGGCGCCCGCGTTGATTCGGCTGACCTGCTCGGCTACTTCCATGTTGCATCGGTCCTTGATGCCGCCGAAGACCTGGTGCGTGCCGGGTGGCTGGTCAGGACCGGTGGGCCCTATCCCAAACTTATGCGCTCCAATGCCTGACCCCCACCCCCGATCTGTTGGCCGCCCTGCAGGCCGCCCAATTTGCCCTGATTGAGGCTGCGGAGGCGATCCAAAAGCTCGAAGACTTTAGCCGTACCCGCAGCAGGGCCGCCAACGCCAGCCACGCTGCACGGGACGCGGTTGACCGGTACCGCAGGAATGCCAATCCCATGACTGATCCCACCAACGCCGAACGCCAGCGCCGCCACCGCGCCCGCCAGGCCGGCTTACTGCCCCCGGTGGAGCTGCAACCCTGCACCACCTGCCCGCGCCTTCACACCGGCACCCACGGCGAGCACTGCTGGGAGTGCTGGCGGTTGCACACCCCCCAAGGCCGGGCGGACCGGGCGGACCGGGTTGCTCGATCCAAGTTGCGCCGCCGGGAGCGGGAGGCGGTAAGCTAAGCCGTACCGCAAGCCACCCCCATGCCTGAAATCCTGACCTCCGCTGAAGTCTTGCACGAGGCCGTTACCGATCTGATCGAAGAATCCGAATGCGGCCTGTTTGAAGCCGTTGGCGTACTTGAAGTGGTCAAGGCCGAGCTGACCTTGGCATCCCTGGCCGCCGAGGAAGATGAAGCCCACGACTTCGCGCCCGAGGAAATTGTCGGCGAGTTTGAAAGCGACGGCGTGGTGGGTGAATGACCGCCCCGGTCGTCACCGCCATCGGTCGCCGCCTCCGGCCCGCTGATGGCGTCC